TTAAATTTACATCTTTTGTTATTGTTCCACAATCATATACTATATTTATTTCTTTATCAATTGTTTTATGACATTCAGTATAGAATGCTCCAAATCCTATGGGGTGAAATGTTCTAGTTAATGATACCATAATATTGATGTTTTAAAAGTAGATCGTAAAATAATGATATACTTTTCAATGAAACAAGTTTTTATTCAACTATTTAGGTATTTATTCTCCAAAAAGTTACCAAAAAGTTTGTGGATTAAAAAATAATCCCCATCTTTGCAATGACTTCCATTTTGAACAGGCGGACAGTACCGCCAACATAGCCGTTGGCATTTTTTATGCCCATGGATTATCATATAGTTCCGTCCCGTGTGGAGCGTTAATGCGCCCACTGCCTGTTCAAGGTGGAAGTCAACGGGGAGCGGAACTTTTTTTGTTCCCTTCCCGTAATAATCAACATATTGTTTCATTTTAAATGACTTCCAAAATGAAAAATCAAACAGCTACTTTGCCTGTATTAGAGGCAAAAAAATCCACGTTCAGTGTGTGGTGTGAAAAGGAGAATCAACTGTTCTCGTGTGTTCTTGAATCCGTAGTTACCAACCGTCAGGTGTGCCTTATGGCTCATGCTTCCTTGGCTTTTTCTGCATTGGTATGTGCCGGTTTTGTGTCGGCTGTTCCTGCATTGCTTTGCCTGGCTTGGTTTGTTGTGTCGTTACATCTTTGCAAGAAAGGAGGGCTGAAATGAAATTCTTTATTGATGAGCCCAAAACTTACCTGTCTGTCAACAATAAAGGCAGGGCTATGAACCAGTGGATTTCCACTTTCACTCATGTATTGATTCCTGATGAACTGTCACGTGATGCCTTTATTGAGAGTATTCGTGCCAAAGCGTCCATGTTGGATGAAGAGTTTCCAAGAACCAAACCGCTTCGTGTGGATGTTTCCAGAAACAATGATATACATATTGAGGTCTATCCCGATAAGAATCCGTATAATACTGTCTTCATAGTTCATATTTATCCAGTACGCGGCGAGTTCCGTTTCTGTGAATCTACAAACCCTAAAATATTGGAAAGAGGCCTGAAATGAAAGAAGAAGGATTTAACCCGAATGCTGTCATAACAGATCAAGTGATAGATGCGCTGGCTAATATACAGGATCATGAGCCCGGTTCCTTTCGGGAGCATACGGAGAAATTGACGGATATTCTGTTGGATGACTTTGAGTTGATGGAACCGGACAATTTGAAAAGAAATCTGGATTTGGTGCAATTCTTTCGGTTCTATGCAGGACTGATAGAGAAATTGCATCCACAAAGCAAGTAGTCCTGTCCTTTATCCCATATTGCATTTGTCCCATATTTGCTTGAAAAATAGCGAATATGGGACAAATTAATTTATATACCGCAGTCGAGGAGATGAAAGCGGTGAGCAAAGCTGAAGGGACATTCAGTATCAAATTCCGGAAATACAACCGTCAGAAACAGTCTGGCGGTGATCTGGTGTTTTTGAAAGCGGCCAGGCTTCGTTCCAAGGCTTCTGATGAAAAAATAGAGAATGCCAGTCATAAACTGTTTCTTGTCGATACGGAAACAGGCAACGCATTGAACTGCTGGCAGATTCTGGTAGTGGAATTTAACGGACAGAAAACAGTTTTGTAATATGGAGGTAAGACGTAGCGGAAATTTCGGCTTTGTGGACCCCGGCAATGGATCGCTTTATTCCTTTGACATTTCAGGACGTGGTAAGGGATGGGAACCTTCCAGTATCATGCTGAACCATAACCGTAACACCTGTTTCACGAGGAAAATGAGTGTGGCCGGATATGATATCGTTCCGATGGGGGATAACAATGACATGCCCGGAGAGGTCATGCGCCTGCTTGACCGGTTCTATGCCGGCGAGGGCATTCTTGGCAAGATTGCCGGTCTGCAATGGGGGGACGGTCCCCGGTTCTATGAGGATGCAATTGATGATACGGACAACCGTTTCTACAAAAAATGGGTGCTTGCACCTGATATTGAGTCGGACATGTCTTCCTGGGATTATCGGATTTGTATGCACCGTTGTCTGGTTGATCTCACCCACATGCAGGGCTTCTTTATCAAGTTTGTCCGCAACCGTGCGCCCCGTATTGGCGGGCGGGGGAAGCTACTAAGGTTGGAGCATATCCCTTACCAGCGTGCCAGACTGTTGTACCCTCCCCCTGGGAAAAATGATCCGGAAGGCATTGTCGTGGGAGATTTCCCTTTCCCGGATCCTGAATATATGGAGAGGTATCCCATGTTTGATCCGGCAGAGCCTTTCCGATATCCGGTGTCGGCCAGATATTACAACATCTATTCCTTCTGTAAGGATTTTGTTAGTACCCCGCGTTTTCTGGGAGCCTTTGACTGGCTGGAAATAGCCGGTACCTTGGCACCATTACTGCATAACTATAATCTGAATTCCAGTGCGCTCAGTCTGCATATAGAATCTCCACAAGGGTATTGGGACAAGGTGGAGGAACGTTTGAAATCCGTATGCCGCAAGCGTGGGGAAACCTATACGGCCAAGATGCTGGAGGATTACAAGGATGAATGCATGGAGAAATTTGCCGGAGGTATTACCGGGATGAAGAATGTGGGAAAATATATGCACACCACCCGGTTCTGGAGCGATGAAGCCAACGATTTTGAGGGATGGAAGGTGACTCCTATTGATAAGAAGGTGAAGGATTACATCGAGGCACAGATCAGAATCAGCAACAAGGCTGACGCTGCTGCCACCTCCGGGTTCGGAATTGATCCGGTGCTGGCGAACCTCATTTTGGAAAACAAACTGAGCAGTGGAAGCGAGAAACTGTATTCCATCAAGGTCTACAATGCGTCTGAAACGGCTATTCCGGACATGATACTCTGCAAGCCGGTGCAGGAGTATATCAATGCTAACTGGCCGGGAACAGATATACGTATCGGACTGTACAGGCATGTGGTGAGTCAGGAAGAGAACGTGTCGCCGGGAAACCGTATGAAAGAAAATATATAAGTTATGAAAATGATATTCGACAGAAACGGAGAAGGGCGCCAGGAGCTTGTTGCGGCGCTGGGAATGATTTCCGACAGCCTGGACTATTCCAAGTGGAAGCCGGTACTGCCTTTGGCCGCACGCCAGCTGACCTGTATTATCGGGGCGGACGTGCTTTCGGCGATAGTCGCCCTTTATTGGGATGAAGACCTGGATCCAGAGAAAGAGGAACTTGTATTCATGGCGCAGCGTGCCGTGGCATATTTCGCATGGGTAAAGGTTGTTCCCACGTTGGATGCACAGCATGGCGGTAGCGGAAGGCAGAGGAAACTGGGAGAGAATGAGAAGGGGCTGACTGCCCTTCAGGAATATAAGGATGAAATGAACATACTTAATCTGGCGTATGAGTCGGTGGATGCTCTGGTAGGATTCTTGGAGGAGAAGCAGTTTGACTTCTGGGAAAAAAGCCTGGCTAAAAGACAGATGGACGGATTGCTCATCCGTACCAAGGACGAGTTTGACGAGTTCTATCATATCGGCAGCCACCGTCTATTTCTCATACTGGTTCCCATCCTGCGTGAAATACAGCGTACAGACATTCTGCCTGTTGTCGGAAAAGAGCGGTTTGATTGGCTTGTCAGAAGGGATCCGAACGTATGTGACACTCTTTTGGAGGAATGCCAGCGACCTCTGGCACTGTTGGCCATCAAGAAAGCGGTTGATCGCCTGCCTGTAGAGGTTATTCCGGAAGGTATCGTACAGGTGCAGCAGACCGGAACTGTAAAGGAAAAGTTACGGGCAGAGAAAGAGGCGCGGAAAAGTGTGGCGGACAGTCTTCAGGCCGATGCCGACCGGTATCTTCAGGAATTGCAGGATACGGTGGCGGCTTTGGACGCCGCGCCTGAGGAGGTTGATTTCTATGTTTCAGGCCCCACGCTTCAAAGCAAGGGGATAACCTTTTGATTTTTATGCGTGTAATATATTATCAGAACAGACAAGTGAGTGTGCCGGAAACGCTTGAGGAACTGACACCTGCCCAGTATTACCGTTATCTGGAGATCGCCACCATGGCTAACCAGCATATATTGTCGGAACCCGGGATACGTTTGAAAATTCTGTCTCTTTTTCTGGCACTCCCAGTTGATATGGGGCATCTTCCTCCATCCACATGGAAGGAAACGCTGGCACTGTTGTCCCTGACGGATCCGTTCGTTATTCGTGAGGGAAAATCTTTCCGGCTGGACCTGAGTACCGGAATCAACCTCCTTCCGGAATGGAACGGCTTTCACGGACCGGAAGACATGCTCAACGGGGTATCGTTTGACACCTTCTGCAAGTGCATGGCACTGGTAAGACGGATGGGTGATGAGGGTGGCGGCGACAGGGACATGATATTACGGGAGTTCGGAAAAGCTCTTTATACGGGAAGGGAAGGTGCGGAACCGCCAATTCTGCTCTGCCTTCATGCTTATCTGTTTTTTATGAATGTGTTCGCCATCATCCGGGAGGAGCCTTTGGAAATTGACGGTGAAACGGTTGACTTGCGGATTCTTTTCCGAAAAGATGAGAAGCCGGAAGCGGATGACCATACCGGCTGGACGGGCATTGGAATGGATATCGCTGAGAACGGGGCATTCGGGAACTATGCAGAGGTGAGGGCGACACCGTTCTGGGATATCCTTATTTTCCTTTACAGAAAGAAGTTTGAGAAATTACATTCCAAAAGATAGAGCCTATGATCAGTTTGAAAACCTATCGTGAGTATTATGAGAATGTCATGCGGCGTGTACCAGGCATACATTCCGTCAGAGTAGTGAATGTGGACCAGGACATGAGCGACTGTCTGAAAAGTATCAGTTCTGACGAGCTTCCGGTTCTGTTCGTGGTCGTACCGTCCGCACAGGAGACAGGTACGGATCCGGACAATGTGGAGGAGGATAACTTGTGCCTTATATTTCTGATGGACCGTATGGATATGCAGCGCCGTGGTCCGGTTCGGGTGCTGGAAGATACACAGCCCCTTGTCGAGAGCAT